GACGCGGGCAGCGCGATCGTCGCCAGCAGGCCGGTCGGATCGGCGGCGGCGGGGTTGGCTGGCTCGGCTCCGCTAAAGATAAACAGCGTTGCCGAGGCACCACAAGTTGTCTGGATTTGGCCGATCTGATTGTTACGCAGGGTAGTGCCGTATTGAAAAGCCATTTAACGATCCAACTGAGAGAGCACTGGGTAGAAGTCACAGGTCGTAACCGACCCATCCTCGGCGGTCAGCGTCAATAGGCCCTGGTTGTCGATCGTCGCGCTGACGATCCGACCCGACAGGCCACGTTCGCCACGCTCCCCGCGTGACCCCATCGGACCCGGCTTGCCGGTTTTCCCCTGCGCCGCGATCATCTGCCAATCTGGGCCGGGGCAATCGCCGGGATCGTGATGGCGTGCAACGAACGCCGACCCGCCGGTCACCACGACATCGAGCGCCGAATATGTCTTCTCGCGCGCATAAGTACCGCGCACGGCAAACGATCGACCATCGTCGCCCGATGTCGCCAAGCACACCCAATCGTCATGCGGCGGCGATTGCCCAGTATCTCGCTGAGCCTGCCAAGTCGCCCCCTCATGGGTAACGACGGCGGCGGCGTAATGAACCTCGTCCAGCCACGGTGCCGCCACCGGCAACTTGCCCATCGGTCCCTCAAGGCCACGCTCGCCGATTTCACCGCGTTCGCCACGCTCGCCATCGCGACCCGGCAACCCCGGTTCGCCTTGCTCACCGCGCAATCCCGGCTCACCACGTTCGCCACGCTCACCGTTCTCACCGCGCTCCCCAGCCTCGCCACGCTCGCCCGGTTCACCACGTTCCCCACGTTCGCCCGGCAAGCCACGCTCACCGCGTTCCCCTGGCTCACCGTTCTCACCGCGCTCCCCAGCCTCGCCACGCTCGCCCGGTTCACCGCGTTCCCCGCGTTCGCCCGGCAAGCCACGCTCACCGCGTTCCCCTGGCTCACCGTTCTCACCGCGCTCCCCACGTTCACCATCACGACCAGCAGCCCCCGACTCGCCCGCTGGCCCCGGCTCGCCATCCTCACCATCGGCGCCGTTGACACCATCGTCACCGTCCTCGCCAGGCTCGCCCTGCGGCCCAGCCGGCCCCGGCTCACCTTGCGGACCTGGCGGTCCAGCAACACCCGGCTCACCCGCCGGTCCGGCCGCCCCTGGCTCACCCTGCGGTCCGGCAGGGCCAGGCTCGCCTCGCAGCCCAACCGACCCCGGCTCACCCGGCGGCCCCATCGGACCGGGATCGCCCTGCGGACCCATCGGCCCCATCGGTCCGGCCTCTGGCGCCGGCAGCCGTGCCATAATCAGCCGCGAAATTGCCTCTGCATCGGGTGCCGGCCCATTCGGCCCCAACAACCCACGCTCTCCGCGCTCGCCCTGTGGCCCAGGAAGCCCCTGTTCGCCTGGAGGACCAACGATGCCCTCTCCAGGCAAACCCCGCTCCCCAGCCTCGCCACGCTCGCCCTGCGGCCCGATCTCGCCCCGCTCACCGGGCGGCCCGACAATGCTTGTACCAGGGTCGCCGCGCTCGCCCTGCGGGCCACGCTCGCCGTTTCGCAAAGCCGCAAGCCGCGTGACGACCTGAAGCTCAAGCTCGGCCTTGAACGCTCGCAGCGCTTCGATTTCGGCACGAAGATCGGCGAGCCCTGCTGTCAGCGATAGCTTGACCTCGCGCTCGATCCGAGCCGCGACCGCGCCCATGACCTCGCCGAGGACATCAGGCAGCGAGTCGATGTCGGTCATATGAGGCGCGGAAGGCGGCGCGGAAGGCAGCGTTCTGCTGCTGCTGTTGCTCTGCTGCATTAGGGTCGCCTTGCCCGTCATCTGTCGGCGGCGGCGCCGAGGGTGGTGCTGGCGGTGTGGGGGTTGGTGGCTTCATTTGCGCGCCGTAGCTCAGCGGCACGACTTGTTGCTGCACCCGCGGCATGTCGCCAAACCCGCCCTTGACCTTCGGCAGGTCTTCGCTCGCCCGCGCTTCGTCGGGTGAGTAGATCCCCGAGATGACACCCCGCGACAACGCCTCGATGCGCTCGCGATACGCGCTGCGCAGAAGCGCTTTGGTGTCGAATTCGAGATACTCGTCGGGATAACCCTTCAGCCCGAACATCTGGCCGAACGCTTCCTCGATGTGGTTCAGGGCGAACCCCAGACCAGAAGCGATCCACGACTGCATCAGCAGCTCGGTCGAGCCGTAGGTGTTGTTGCCGAGCCCGAAAATTTGCAGCGGAATCCGCATCGCCACCGCAACGTTCTGATCGGTCATTTTCAGCATCTCGGCCAACTGCGCGTCGACCGCCGTAACGATCGCCGGCTTGGCCTTGATGCCGTGACTCAACAATGGCGAGCCGCCAGCATTTTCGCCTTGGGTCTGATCGGCCCACCGAGCCCGCATATCCTCCATTTGCTGTCTGGTCAGCGGCTGATCGGTTTCGAGCATAAAGCTCGGCCTGGCCTGATTGAGATAGAACGCGAGCTGCTGGTTGAGCGCCGCGGTCGACATCGCCAATTCAAGTGTCGCTGCCAGGATCGGCGATACGCCCTTAAGCGGATGGGTCGGCGTATGCAGCCTGACGTGAAGCACATCCCGCGCCGGCGCGGCGATGGTTAGGTCCAACCGTTGCTGGGCGATCTCGTTGCCCCACAACGAATAGAAGATGCTGCCGTCCTCGCCGATCAAAGCGACACCGCTGCGCATCAGGTGAATCTCTTCGATCTCACTTCGATTGTTACGCTGGACAACCGCAAACACCTCGCCCTTCTCGTAGAGCCGGCGAGTGAGGTTCATCAAGAAGTCGGAGATGCTCTCGTAATCGTTCGGGCTCTTGATGATCCGTTGCAGGGCCGACGTCGTTACCCGTTCGCGGCCGCCATTGTCGAGCTTGCGCCAGTGGTCGCCGGGGCACATCGCAACGGTCTGGCTGTACGCGGAAACGCACGCCTCGACCATCGCGCTGCGCTGCCCGTAAGGCAACGGCTTGTACCCGGTCTGCCACCAGTTCCAATAGCGTCCGGCCGACGCGCTGATAACCCCGCTCGATGCCGAGCCGTCGTTGATCCAATACGGACCGGGACGGTACTGTCCCTCGACAGCCCGCTTGCCCCACGACAGCAGGTTGGTTAGCCAGTTCGCCATTTATCGCGTCTGGTAGCCGGGTTCTTTGGATTGCGGACGCAGCTCGCGGGACGCGCGGTTCCACTTCCTGCGCGGATCCCCCTCCTCGGACTTTTTCTCGGTCTGCGCCTGCTCCTTTTCCTCGGTCTTCGCAGCCTCTTGTTCCGGCTTCTCGGGCGCCGGATCGCCGGCGGGCTCGTTCTTATCTTCCTCGCCACCTTCATCTTCAGAGGCGGGCTTCGGATCGGACATCATCATCGGTTTAAACCTCTCTGAGATAAACTGCGGGGGATGCGTCACCCACGTCTCGGAGATGCTCACCCCCGCAATCCAGGCAGGAAGATAAACAAGCCGAGTAACAGTACCGCCGTGAACGCGAAGAATATTTGCGAAGTAGCAAACGGAGCCAACGGCGGAAACGGTAAGATGGTGAGCAGCCAGAGAAACATAACTACTACAAAGAGAATCTCGAGTATCATGGCTGCGTCTCCCTCATCTTCAGTCCAGCGTCTAAAAATCCGCTGATCAATTCAAAATCAGCGGCATCGCCGTACCGTCTAAGTAAAACTTCGTGAGGCGACTCGCCGGTCGCTCGCGCCTCAAACATGACCACCATTGACCGGAACAAGGAATCCGCCGGTTGGATGATCTTTCGAGATCGCCTCGACACATCAGTTCCCGTACTGCACCGTGGTGACCCACACCCCCGGCTGGGTCTGGGTCTGGGTGTAGCCCGTCACGCAATGCTGACCGCCGACACCGCAGGCGCAGCCGCCGAGAGCGACCGCGATCAAGGAAAGGCAGACGAGCTTGATGGCGCCAAATCGCCAAGCGGCTTTCATCGGCTTGCCGCAAACCGAACACTGGGTGTTCGTATCGGGGTTCATCTTCCCGCAGTTCGGGCATTCTTTCATCTCACCATTCCTACTTTTTGGTGGGCGCAGGATGATGTGGCTCGGGAGCATGATGTTGTCCCTCGCGAGTCGACGCAGCCGGCCCAGCCGCAGCCGGCTCGGCTCGCCGCGAAGCCGGGATCGCCACCGCGTTCGACGGCGGTGCGACGGTCGAGCCGATCGCATTGCTGGCGGTCACCACACAGGTGATCGAATGCCCGGCGTCGGCCTCGCTGACCACATAGCTCGCACCGGACCCGATAGCCTCAGTGCCATCGCGGAACCACTCGCCGGCATACTGACTCGGCTGCATGTCCCAGTTGCCCATCGTGATCGTCAGGGTATCCCCGACAACAGCCGATCCAGGCTGAAGATGCGGCACATCGACATTGACCGGAGCGGTGATATCCATCCCGCCGAGCGCGCTCTGCACCTTGGCCTCGTTCGCCTCGTCCTGGGACGGCGCCGGCGGATCATGGACAACCGGCGGCGGCAGCTCGTCATCCTCGGCCTTGGCATCCTTGCCCAGAATGACTTGCGACTTGATCTCGTTTGCCTCTTCCTGCGATGGAGTCGGCGGCTCTACCGGAAGAACCTCAGTCCTCTTTGCTTCTGGCATGGCTCAATCCTCACTTTGGTGTTTGGTTACCGAACCCGGCGAGCCGAGACGTAGCCTTTGACCGTGCAATTCCCCAAGCCGATCTGCGCTACGAGGTACAGGTCAACCGGGTCGGTGGAGTTGGAGCGGCACTGCCCGGTGATCAGCACCTGTCGTTGACCAGCAGCGAGCGGTGAATAGATCAACTGCATCACCCCGGTGCCGAGGATCAGCTCATCGTCGGTGGGCAGGCTGTCGGGCGTGACGCTGATCGCGGCACCCAACTGATTGGGCTGGATCGGCGTAGCCTGCACGCCAACCGCAACACCAGCCACGGTAAAGTCGCAGCAACCCCACACCTCCCAGCAACCCGGCGGCAGCGGCATGGTGCATATTGCCACCGCTACGTTGGCGTCCAAAGAGACGCCGTCGATGTTGTCTGTCGTCAGGTATTCGCCAACCTCGCCCGATACTGCGTCGGACCCGTCAGTCACGCCCATGCGCGGAGCTTGCAACGCGGAAATTTCATCGGCGGCAATCGCGAAATTAGCGCGCACGTCGGCAGTGTAGGCGAGCACCGCAGCAGGTTTGGTGATGTCGATCTGCGAACTCATGCCTGTCTGTCCCAGACGGTGGTTTTGTGATCCCAGGTCGTAGCCCCGTTGTCCCAAGCCGTAATGAACTCAAGCACGCCAGCCGACATCAGCTTGTAAATGTCAGCCTCGGGCTGCGTCGGGTCTTGCAGAGCATCCGATGGCGCGGTTGGGTCCACGTCCTGCGGTTCCGGCAAACCAAACCGCCGAGCGATATCAGCGTCAGCCTGAGTCGGCGTCGGCGGCTCCACCTCAAGTGATCGAGGAGCAGTCTCGACAACCTCCAGCGAGCCGCCTACCAAATCGTCGGCATCCGCCTGCGTCGGCCACGGCACCTCATGCTCGACCGGCAAAATCGGTCTGTGAAGCAGCATGCCGCGCGCCTTGAGGAAGTCGGCTTCGTCTTGCGTTGGCGTCATCGTGCTGGAAGGCAAAGGCGCGGCAGGCTTGGCGGCCTCAACAAGAGCGACACCGTGATGCTTGAGAAAGTCGGCCTCGTCCTGCGTCGGTGCAGGCGCACCTTGCATCGCTCGATCCTTCGTGCCTGGGGGAAGTACCTTCAGGTACTTAGAGGTACGTTTTCGTTCTAACTGTTTGAAAAATGGCGGGGCCAAAGCCCCGCCTTAAACATGAGCTCCTGCTTGGGAGGATCAGGGAGCCCAATTCACCGAGGTCATGAACTGCACCATCTGCGGACGACGCATCGCCCAGGTGACATTGGCGAGCATACGAATGGCGATCTGAGCGGTCTGGAACATCGATTGCACCGGTGCGGCCACGACCGGCGGGGTGCCGGCAACGCCGATGTTCGCCGGCGCCGTGTCCTCCATGTGCAAGGTCGCGACCTCCGACACTTCGAATTCGGGCGCACCCGAAACGCTGACGAAGTCCACGGCATCGATCATGTACACCGATCCCGCCGGAACACTGGTCGACTCGATGACATCGAAACGCCCGGTGAACTGGCTCGACCACCCGAACGGGACGCCGGTCGGGCCAGGCGCGAACATCAGTTGCTGACCCTGCTGCGGATTGAGCAGCATCGACAGCCGACGACCGGCATTCAAGGCGTAAAACGGCCCGGTGAGAGCTTGGATATCGGCCAAGATCGCCAGGTAGCCCTTCGCCGTCGAAGCGGTAATCGCGGTCACGCCGTTGGTCAAACCAGCCGGACGAGTCGTCGACACCGGATTGCTGTCAAGGAGGAGCGCGTCGATATTGATCGACGTATCGTCCGTGATCGCTTGCCGGATGATCCCCTCGATCGCGGGATTCGAGTACATCGCGATCTCTCGCGAGAACACCGAAAGCCCACCGACTTTGTGGGGATACAACGTGATGCTGGTCGTGCCGAGCCTGCGGACAGGAATAGGCGCACCCTCACCGACAAACGATCCACCAATGCTCGGCGTGATCGTCCGCGACGGGATCTTGATCGCTCCGGCGTTGGCGCTGAACGTCAGTGCCGTACCGGCCGCGGCCAACCTCGGGAAGACGCTGACCGGGGTCAGCACTTGCAGGAAGTCGGCCTGCGCGAGCACGATCAGCTCGGCCGCCCAACCCGGCGTCAGCGTCGTCGCCCCGGTTACCGCGGCACGAGTGACGATCGCGGTCGCCTCGTGGTCCGGATAACGCTCTTGCAGCACGTCTTCGAGGCTGCGGTGGGTGACCTGGGAAACGAACTTGCACACCATCGCGCGGGCAAGCAGGTCACCAGGGCTGACGTCTTTGGCAGGAATGCCAAGCGGACGCCGGCCGCCGCCGGCGCCGTTCAGTGCCGGAACCTGCCGTTGCTCGACTTGCTGATGCTGCTCCTGCGTGCGGATCGCCAGCGCCTTTTCACTGCGCTGAAGCGAGGCGAGCCGTGTTTCGTGTTCGTCGACCTCCTGTTGCAGCGTGTCCGCTTCCTCGGTGTCGTGCTCCGGATCGCGGGTAAGCTCTACGAGTGCGTCCCTGGCAGCGTTAAGCATCGACTGCCGGTCTTCGATCTGTTGTGAAAGTGTGGTCACAGGAATCGTCCTTCTGTTGGACGATTGACGTTCGGCTTGCCCGCCGCGAATAAGTGCCAAGTCCCGGCTTCGTGCTTGCCCGCTGAAGACGAGGGACATGGTTTCTTTCGACACGTTCATTGAACGCGCCAATTGCAGCGCCGCCGGGTTAGCCGGCACGCTGACAATGCTGGTTTCGAGGAGCTCCTGTTTGAGATAGCGGATCCCGCCATAGGGATCCTTGGCATCAAGCGGCTCGCTCTGGATCGGCTGAAAGCCGACCGAGGTCGCACGCAGGATGTCCTGCTCGATCAGGTTGACGATTTCATCGATGCGTTGGGAGGTGCCGCGCGCCGCCGGCATAAAGTCGCCGAGAAGCTTACCGTTCTCGGTGCGGACGTTGGCCCAGGTGCCGATCGGAAACGAACCCTGGTGCCCGAACAGCGCGATCGGGTTGCGTTGGAAGTTGGCGAGCTGCCAACCTGCCGGCTCGATGATATCGCCATAGCGATCAACCGTGGCATCACTCAGGATGTAGGTCATCGAGCCCGCGACCTTACCGGTCGCGACCTTGCGGATCATGTCCACCGCAGAAGACTCCATCTAAGGGAATGCGCGTCTCACGACGGGCTGGTAGGAATTTAGTGGTTGTTAGGCTTCCGACTAAATTTAGCCGGCGGGGCTTAAGGGGGGTCGCGCCGCCCCATGGACTTGGAGGAGAGGAGATGCCCCTCTCAAGCCACTTCAGCGCGACCCTTCTCGGTAAACTTTATGCTGGCGCAGGAGAACCGCCGCGCCGACGGGTGAACTTGAGCACACCAAGCAATCCAAAGAGCCCGCTACACATGAGGATCAGCGAGCCGGGTTCCGGCACGGCCTGTGGTGCTGCCAAGATGATTGTCAGATCGGCGCCGCCGACTCCGGTCGCGGTGATGTCGTAACGTTCGGTCAATGAGTAGGGACCGGCGCCGGTGATGCCGTTGTCTGTCTCTTTGAACGTGCCGAGATCGGTGAAAGAGTGAGAGGTCAACAAGTCTCCGTTCGGCACCGTCGGACCAGGGATCGAGTTGTCGCTCTGGATCAGAGTCGTCAAGTCAGCACTCGTAACACCCCCGGTCAGACCATTGGACGTGAGCGTACTGAGAAACGGGATCGTCCCGAGAGGGAATGTCAAACCCGTCTCGGTAATCCACAACGTAAAGCTGCCAGCACCCGTGGTCGCAAACGCGATCGTGTTCGAAAAGAGCGTACCCAGCGGTGCAGGCGGTGTGCCTTGCGCCGAGCCGGTCGCGGACCACTGGCCGACACTGGTCGGGCCAAAGTTGACCGGGCTCCCGGCGGTATTGGTCACGATGTTGCCGAAATTATCCTCGCCGGTGATAGTAATCGGCAGGGCGCAAACCGGCGTGCACAGCGCCGTCGAAGCAAGCAGCGCAGCCCCGGTCAGTACCGCCTTCAAGCGCAGCATGATTTGTCTCCTGTGTGAAAGTTCCCCGTAGCCCTAGGCCCGCTCGAAACGGGGGGAGCGGGCCGTCCGTCGTCTCGTCGCCGGGTGCTCTCAACGGGGGGGGGTAAAGAGCTTCAGGCTACGGGTAATTCAGCCGATCATCGCGTAAGCGTCGAACGCGGGCTCGCTCAGCGGCGCGACGCCGATCGCCATCAAAAGGGCGACCATGCCGTCGATCCGCCCGGTGCTATCGTCCTTCGCGAGCTTGCGCGAGCCAGCCGGGTCCGACTTCACCACCGCGTTGGCGGCGCACATCTTGAGCACCGGATGATCGCCGTGGGCAATGCGACCGTTGAGGATCTCGGCTTCGAGGTCGCGCATCGCCGGCGACATGCTCTGATAACCCTGTCCGAACTCCACAAAGACTTCATCGATCTCAGGCTCGCTAAACCCAGCCTTGATCAGCCATGGGCGAAGGTGCCGGAACGACCACCGGTCGAAGGCTAATTTGCGGATGTCGTATCGGCGAAAGGCGTCTTGCAAATACGCGGCGACAAACTCGTAGTCGACCGACTTGCCTGGCGCCGCCTGAAGGTAGCCGTCCTGAAACCACATGTCGTAAGGCACCCGGTCCTTACGCGCCTTGTCGGTCAGCCCCTCGCGCGGCAACCAAAAGGCCGGGTGAACCTGCCAGACCTCGTCGACCCGGCCGATCAGCACCAAGGCGGTGAGATCGTTGACCGCCGACAGATCGAGCCCGCCGTAGACCGGGACATCATCGATCGGCAGCACCTCGGCGCCGCAGGACGCCCAGACGCCCGCCGAGACAAACGGCGAATTGGCCTCGACCCGCTGGTTCAGGATGTAGTTGCGGTATTCGGCCTCGCGGCTCGGCATCCGCCGCGCGTCCTCGGCCATCGCCAGCACTTCGACCGAATTCTGAAACTCGCCGTAAGCCGGGTTCGCCAGCTTGATCGTGTCTTCGTCAAACGGATCGGCGTCGAGCGGTGCGGTATAGAGCGAAACGACAACGCGATCGTCATGGCCGGCGACGGCGTCGTCGATCAGCACCGAGAACAAGTCGGCGTCGTGCGGTGCCTGGGTCGAGATGATCAGCGTCAGCGGGTCGACCTGCCCGGCGGTCGCCGTCTCCATCGCCTCGTAAAGCTCACTGCGCGGCCCACGTACCTGGCCGAGCTCGTCATGAACGACAAAGACCGGGCTCAGCCCGAAAGCCGTGGTCGCTTCCGCCGAAAGCGCGCGATACACGGTGCCCAGCTCGGGACAGACCAGTTCCTTGCGCGCCTCGCGGATGACGATGACTTTGTAGAGGTTGAGCGACTGGCGAACGATCTGCGCCGCCAGCTTGTAAAGGATGCCCGCCTGGTCGCGCGACTGCGCCGTACTGAAGAGTTGTGAATTCGGGCGGGCCTCTGGGCCGCACAGATGCAGCAACAGAAGACAGGCGGCCAAGGCGGTCTTGCCGTTCTTGCGGCCGAAACTGAGGATCGCACGGCGCGTGCCGGCGGGGTTGTCGTAGATCCGCCGGATGTTGTCCTTCTGCCAAGGCTGCAACTTGATCAGCCGACCGTGAAGCGGACCTTCCGGAACGACGCAGTACTTTTCAATCCAGTTGATATTCCGCTCGGCCCGGCTCAGCCCTCCCATGGCCTCGCTTCGGCCTTGGACGCCTTTTCCGCCACCCTCGCCGCGACGTGCGGCACGTAGCGCGACTGATTGGTCAGCCGCAGCTTGGTTGCCAGATTTGCCGCGGTGCGCACTTCGACTTCGCGCATCCGCAGCAGGATTTGATACCGGGCGAGCTTTATCGGTTCGCGTAGCCATGTCGGCTTGTACAGCTTGATTTCGGCATTAAGCACCTCGGCCGTCTCGCGATGACGGCAGTAATCGGTCAGAAGATTGCGCAGCGCACCGGTGTTGAAGAACTTGGCGTCTTCGCTGGCGACCACCTCGCGCCAGATCTCGGCCTGCCGTTTGGTCAGACCGTCGACCGGTTCGGGTCGCTTATCAAACGCACCAAGGACGACTGTTGCTTCCGCCGCAGAGCGGCGACCTGCTGTCTTCATCGCCTATTCCAGAAGTGGTTAGGGTCAAGTGGCGTCCCGTCGCGGGAAACGCCAGGAATGACAAACCGCTCCTGCCTCTCACCGGTTCGGTGTTTGCTCTTCTTCTCGCGGTGAGCTTGGTTATCGCAACTAGTGCACAGGGTCCGCAGGTTGTGTAACGCCATGGCCAGGTGCGGATGCGTGCTGCGCGGCTTGATGTGGTCAACCCGCGCCTTACCGGGATAGCTGACGTCTGCGTTGCACTTCACACAGCGGTAGTGATCCCGCTTAAGCGCCAGAACGCGGAGGGATCGCCACGCCGTCGATGTCAGAAACGGCTTCATTTCGATAGCGTCCGCTGGGATGGGGCAAACCGCAGCCAGCCACCCCCTATTTAGACCTTGATCCCACTAGGCTGATGATTATCACCATGTCAAGGAAAAACCGCCGGTAGTAGGTTGATGTTTTTGCCAGGGCTAGATTTAGGCCGCGACCTCAACCAGAGCCTCTAGCCCCATCTCCACCGGCACTTCCCTGTTGAAAAACGTCAGCAGCGTCTGTGCCCGGCCGTTCTCGTCGACATCTTGCAGGGTCGCCATCAGGCTAGTGAATGGCCCGTCGGATACCCTGATCTGGTCGCCCGGCTTTCCACGGAACGCCGCACGCGACACCCCGCCGTCGCTGATCCGTGGTTCGTCAAAGACACCAGCCTCGGCCTCGACGCAGATCGCCTCGATCAGCTCGGGCTCCAGCAAGGCTGGGATATCTTCGCCGGTGCATCGCACGATCTGGCTGACACCCGGCGTATAGAGGATGCTGACCCAAGGTTGGCCAGGAGCGAGCTCGGCAAACAGATAGCCCTTAAACAGCGGCCGCATCACCAGCTCGCCGTAGTTCTGCCGCTTGCCACGCATCACCTTGCGGTAGACCGGAAGACAAACCCGGTAACCGCGGCGCCGCAACGCGTCCTTCGCGACAAATTCGGCTGCCGGCTTGGCCACGACAACAGCCCAACCCAGGCACGATATTTCCATGTCTCCACCCCCGATTAGGTCACGCCATATTAAACCAAAGATATGGGGCGTTACCATGACTTCGTTGAGGGTTTTATCGGCTTTAAAAGAGGTCATCGTCAGGTTAGGCGAGGTCAAAAAACCGCCATTTTTGAATACTTTATATCATTACTTGGACAACCGCGGTGGTTACTTGACCAGACGGGCCGCGGCCGGTTGGCTTTACTGGCTCACGTAACCAAAATACCAAAGGACGG